TCAGAATATTTTAGAAATTCGTTCCACGATGTCATCCTCCATCTTAGGAGTGACATGTGAATAGGTGTCCATTGTTTCTTGAAATGAAGCATGCCCTAGACGTTCCTGTATGGCTTTCATATTTGCCCCATTTTCGATGAGAAGAGTGGCGTGGGTATGTCTTGTGCCATGCATTGTAAAAGATGGCTTGCCGATTAAATTAGCGTATTTCTTGCATAGCTTGCTAACTTCATCAGGACAGCGAGGGGCACCTTTAATACCAGGAAATACTAGATTGTTATTAATCCAATTCATAGTCTTGATTCTGCGTTTGTCTATGACTGTTTTATGCTTCATAAGCTCCTGGAGTGTTTCCGTATCAATGGCTATTATCCGTTTTGATGATGTTGTTTTAGTTGTGTTTGATATAACTGCAGTTGATCCGATTTTGAGTGCTGTTTGTGAAATGGATATGGTCGACTTTTTAAAGTCGATATCAGACCATCTTAGGCCTAGTAATTCAGAGCGCCGCATACCGGTTGCAAATGCTAATTTAAATAGTGCATGGTGTTCGGTGTTTGAGATATTGGACAGAAAATTCTTGACTTCGTTTACAGATAATGTGACCATTTGGCGAACCTTAACTTGTTTAGGCCTGTCTATATTTTTCATATAATTTTTAGGGATTATATCATCTTTTACCGCTTGCTCTAATATAGAACCTAGGATTGTCATGGTGTAGGATATAGTTCTTGATGATAATCCGTCCATTGATTCAAAGACATATCGTAATGTATTAGGTTTAATTTCAGCTAACTTTACGCCGCCGATTTTATCTCTAATATAACGATTAATAATCCCTGTATAACTTTGATAGGTAGCCGGTGTTATACTCTTTTCTTTTAATTGCACCATATATTAATCCAGGTATTTAATGAAATAGTATCATCGAAATTGGCACATGATTGATTAGTATTTACGTATTTCTCCATAGCTTCTATAGCCGCTTTCCTGGTTGTGCCATAAAAGTATTTACGCTTGCCGCTTATTATCTTTGATACCTGGTAGCGACCGTCGGATCGTTTTTTAGCCATAAAAAGAACCTCCTTGGCTTAAATTTGGGTATAAGAAATAAGCCTTAGAGGTTTTATGTGATATAATGATATTGGAGTAAAAATGAAGTACCTCTAAGGTATGTAGTTTTTAGTGGCCCTCACTGCGGTGAGGGCTTATTTTTTTTAAATTAATTTGACTTTATCGAAAGATTTTAGCTTTGTTGTAGGACTTGCAAATAGATACTCATTTGCCTCACAGAATTGATTAACTGAATATCTTAGTTTATAAGTGTATAAGCGATAATCAGCATAGATTGATTTGATTTCGAGGCATTCGTCATATGTGGCAATCCATTTGTATTTGTCCATTTTTTTTATAGTTTCAGATAGTGATACGTGATCTTCGTGATTAAATGCATTCTTATATAAAGCCTGGCCTTGCTTATAGTATGGTGGGTCAAAGAATGTAAACAGTTGCTCCGTACTTTCTTGTAACAATACGTCGTTAATTAAGTCTTTAGCATCTAGCATATATAGGCGTATTCTACGGCGCTGTTCAGCTATTGTGTGTATTTTTTTTATAATGCCGGCTTTATTAAATCTACAATCTAGGGAGTACTTTGATTTTTGTGCATGGCCTCCAATTGGGCCTCCAGTGATGATACCTCCGCGATTTGTCCGGTTAAGAAATAAAGCTGATACTGCTAATCTAAAGTCATAGACTGGAATGTCTTTTAGCTCAGAATATATATCTTTATGGCGATACCATTCATCCATTGTGATGGGCATGGATTGTACTGTGTCGATGAGCTTATCCGTATCGTGTAATATTGCAAACCAAATAGAGTAAATAGATGGATCAAGGTCATTTAGTATGACAGAGTCAACTTTATTAGTTAATAGCAGTTCCATTGAAACACCGGACCCGCCGGAGAATGGCTCACAATATATAGGGCTTTTCATTTTGTTAATAGTAATAAGGTTACTCACAAATTTAGCAAGTTGGGTTTTGCCACCAGGGTAGCGTAGAATCGACTTTGTTACAGGCATAGAATACACCTCCTTTCTTATAAGTATAATGGGAAATTACAAGAATGGCCAGTAGAAATTATTCAGGAATATAGAGTTTTTTAGAGATTTCATCTATTGCATTATCAATGTCTTCAATAAGTTTATTACACTCGTCCTCATGCTCGTCTCTCCAGAATTTGAAAAGATTAGTTTCGTCAAATTGAGCTTTATAGGCATTGAACCAAGCTTTCATTTTATCCCTTTTTTTACCATTTCTTTGATAGTTAGATAAGTTGATGTCTTGGAAGTGGCTATAGGTTAGACCGTGTTGAAGGCAAATATACTGTCCAAAGTATTTTCGTGCTTGCTCTGAGTTTGAATTAAGGAACATTAATAAACTCTCCTCAATTGGTTTGCTTGACGGCAATAAGTAGATATAGTGCCCACTAGCATTTTGTGCTCGAATAGTAGCCATTGGAGCTGTCTTTGATTTAACGTCGCCGTCCAAGATTATAATTCTTGTATTGAAATAAGTAGGATCACATTTACTTAGAGATAAGACTTCGTTACAACCTACTGTAGTATCTAATAAATTAATTTTTGCTAAAAGTTCTGGAGGAAGTAAGCGATTTAATAACCATCGTGCTTCAGCATCTTCTGAGATTAGTTTTATCTTTTGTGCTGAACGGAAAGCAACTGTTTCTTGTAACAAATTTCTATACAAAAGAGGTTCAGGGGACCTTATTATAGTTGGTGTAATCTCATTGTTTGCACGGCTTAAGAAATATATCTCAATAGGTTTAATTGTATCGTTAGATAACTGCACCGGATTTGCTATTAATCGAGCATGATCCAGCAAAGATAGACTATGGGTTGTAAATACAACTTGCAAGTCTAGTTTCTTTGACCATTCGTATAAGTAGTCAAATAATTTATTCTGTGCTGATGGGTGTAGCGCCGCGTCTATTTCATCTATTAATAATAATCCGCCTTGATAATCTTCAGCACGTTCGGATTTCAATTTTTTGAAAGACTCTACGGCGAGAAGTATTTGCGCCAAATTATCCTGCCCAGCAGAATTGGTAAGATAGTCATATTTATCGGTATTCACACCGATTGGAGTTCTTTTTGTCACGTCTACTGTAATTTGATTGACAGATTGGATATCATCGTAAATAGACAATATTTTACGATAAGTTTCTAGAAAAGATGCAGAGTCCACATCTACAGTAGTTGGAGCTGTATTGCTAGTTATAGTAGACTCGCCTAACGGGTATAACCTTGATAGACCTAAATATAAAGACGGGTGCTCCTTTTTGGCATTAGACGGGCTACCTGAAGCAGTAGTAGTAACCGGAATTAATCGACCACGTGTGTTGTTTTGCTGCCAGGTAATTCGATATTTTAGTTCAGAGTCACCTTCATAGGAAATTGACGCAACGTTAGATGCCGTGGTGTCAAAATCGGGGGACATTTTGAATAACTCTCCCCATTCGCAGCGGAATGCTGGTTGAAGAATAGGCTTTCCTTTATCTGCTTTTAGTTCACATGAATTTCCGAGTAAACCTAGAATAGTAGATTTGCCTACCGCGTTAGTCCCGGAAAGAACTGTAATGTTTTTACCGATATTAAACTCTGCGTCTGTAAAAGCTCTGAAGTTGTTGATTTTTAACGATACAATTCGCATTCTTAATATCTCCCGCTATATCCCAAAAATCCCTCTAATAATACTACGGTTACGTTCGTGTTTAGCTTTTCGTTCTGCTTCTTTTTGTTGTGCGATTCTAGCTTCTTGTTGCGCCTTTTCTTGCTGCGCTTTTGCTTCAGCACGAGCCTGTGACTCATCTGCTTGTTGCTTTTTGTAATCGGCTAATTTAGCATCACGGCCTATTAGTCCTTTTACAGAAGCAATAAGCGCTTCATCGCCCATACCTGGTGCAGCAACATGATTTTGACCATTGAAATTTTGATTTCTCTTTATTGCGTCAGAGCCATTTACATAGGTATTCCTATCGAATAAGTCTAATGAATTATTTGAAAAATGAATCTTATACGAAATTAAATCTTGAATTCCTGTTGTCCGTACCCATACCGCCCAGGCCTTGGCAGTATCTGTCTCCGGATCATAAGACAATGTGTTCAAATCGACTTTCCCTGTGTAGTCAGAATTTGAATAAAACCATTGCCAACGTGCGTCGTTGAATTCCTTTGCACTGACCATCATTGTTGAACATAATGCAAATATTGTTGCTAATACTAATCCCTTTTTCATTTTAAAATCTCCCTGTGTTAAATTATGTGGTGATAGAAATTGATTCCGTTAAGGTCCCCATCTTCAATTTGAGACATCCTTACCATACGTTCGACTAAATTAACGTGATGATCCACATAAAAGTCATCACGAATAATATGACTTAACTCATGTTTAATTTCCTCCCTCATGCGATCATGGGGGAGATTTTTATTTATGTAGATATTATGGGTATCCACATCTTCACATTCCTCCGATACCGCATTAGTATGTGGTAAATTGCAATAAATTATATTAACTACCAATTACAACACCCTCCCTTGTGTCGACTATTTATGTTTAGATCTGTTGAGCACGCAAAAAATCTAGTTTTTCTTTGTAAGCTTTTGACGAAGGGGCCATAAGTACGTCTTGCATAAACTCGCTAATTACTGGTATGTATTCCTTATAAATCATACTAAATACATCCTTATCAATAGCTTGTGTGAAATTAATAAATGCATTGTTCGGTAATAAATATTTAAAAACAATGAGTAATTTAAAAATATTGGTAATGTTATCTTGATATTCAAGTTGAAAAGTAGTGGTAAAGTCGACAAGTAATGGCAAGCTTTCTTTTAACTTTGGGTAATCATGGTTGATAAAACTTGAAAAGTGGGCACAGTCATTACGAACTTGATTTAAAAATAATATACTTGTACGAAGTTGGCTTGGAGTCATATGGAAAAATGATGAAATATTATCCTGAATTTTAAGAACTTCATAGAAGTGTAGCATTTCACCAAATGAAAGATTATTAATAAAAATCCATATAGGGATATGTCCATGTTTTGTTCGATAGTGAGTAAACGGCTTAAATGTAGTATCCTTGTATATCTTTTTTAATCGTTTTATTAATAACTCATGCTTTAATTCATTTTTCTTTGTCTTTAGATTTTGTGTGTAATTTGATTCATTTAAATATGGTTCTATGTAGTGACAATCAATGCTATCACCATCAAATGGTCCGTAAGCTTTTGCAAACTCATAAGATATACAAGTTTTTAATCGTTGCTCGATTTGTAAAATAGGATAAAATATAAGGTTTTTAATCCTAGCATCAACTTGTTGGATACTGAATAGTTTAAAGAAATCGATATCATCAATATATTTATCATTAGTTAGAAAAGGCTTATTATATTGGTTGATAATATTGTAATATCCATATGTTTGTAGTAAATCTTTCACATACGATTTAGAATTTTTGAGTATGGTCATTCTAATATCACGATCAGAGGTTGGATGTTTAAATGGATTGTGAATATGAATTACAGCTGGACCTTTTATATCAGGGGAAGGTGATTTATTAGTATATTTAGGTAACAAACCAGAATTGGATAATATATCTATTTGTTCATCGTAAGCTTTAAATGATTTCATAATAATAAAAAGGCCATGCACACATAAGTGTACATGACCTTTTTCAGGTTGCAGCTTTTTGCAAAGCCTCCCCAGATACCATGTACACAATATACCATTGCAAGAACTCTTTGTCAAACTCCTTTCTTTTATATTGATTTTGATATAGCGGACAATTATTTATATTTAGATTTTAAAAATTCAATATATTCCACAGCTTTTTGCATATCCTCCTTTGAAATTCCACGTGATGCGGAGAATAATAAACGAGCCTCTGGGCGTGTACGTAGATATTCTGCATATTCTGCAGTTTCAGGATCTACATAGTAACCTTCGGACTGATTAGAAGCTGTGTCATCATAACCAATAAGCCAAACTGGACTTACATTTAATGCCTCTGCAATAATTGATATTTTATCTTGTTTTGGTTCATATTTTCCATTTAACCAATCGGAAATTGATGATGAACGAATACCTGTCATTTTAGATAAATCTGCTTGACTTAGATTGCGTTTTTGTAGAATTGAGTTTAAACGTTCTATAAATTTCTCTTTCATTTTAAGTTCTCCTAAATATCTATCGACACAGTCATTATATACGGAAAAGCGAACAAAAGCAAGTATAAACTAAATTTAAACACGGAAAAGCGTTGACATCAATTTAATACTAGGTTATCATTAAAGCACGGAAAGCCGTATATAGAAAAGAGGTGATAGAATGGCTTTTAATTATGACTATCTTAGGGGATTTATTAAAGAAAACTATGGAACAATAAACAAGTTTGCAGAATTCTTAGGCATTGGTACTACTCAAATATATGAAAGACTTGGAAATAGAGTTCCATTTACACAGAAGGAAATCGACAAGGTGGCAAATGAAAGCAAAGCTGAACCATTACCACCACAAGAGATTTATCGTCTTTTTTTTACAAAATAAGCACGGAAAACCGTGTAAATTATAGAGGTAATAAAAAAGTAAAGGGAAGTTAGCAAAGAAAATATCAGAGAGGTGAATCAAATGGAAAAATAAAAAGCCACTAACAAAGTTAGTGGCAATAGATAGGATATTGAGCGCTCGTGGATGGAGTCTTGGTACAGTAAAAATCAAAGTAGATACAACTGAATTAGATGAAGCAATCAAGAAGCTGAAGAAGATGAATAAGTTAGTAGAAAAAGTAAAATGCCCCAAATGTAATGTAGAAGTATGGGATGGAAACCTCTGCAAACATTGTGGGGCAAAACTAAAAACCGTATGTGATTGTTGGGTATTGAATAAAAGCTACAATTGCCACAATAAAAAATGTGTAGGTAGAAAACTTTTTTTAGTCTTATTAAGGAAATAAAACACGCTTAACGGATTCTGCACATATTTCTACCAAGATATCTTTCACACCTGCGGCTACTGCAGTACCGGCTTTCCCTAAAATCTTATCGATATGAACTGTTGCCAGTTTAGTTTTAGGAGTTTCTGATAAAGTATCTGAAATATTTTCACTAAATAAGGCTTTGTCTGAATCAGTTAAGGAATCAGACTCATTAATTAATTCAATTGCGGTTTGCAATGCGGTTTCAGTCCATGGGAATGCTTTACCACAGTAAGGGCAAAATGCAGGAGCTTGCATAGTGTAGCCTGTTAAATCTAGCACCCCTTCTACTTCATATTTGCCGTCAATTTGATGGTTGCAATGTGGACACGATGAAATGGCTGATGCGCCACATTTTGAACAGTATGGAGTTGAGAAAGAAGCATTATTAGCATTTGTAGTAATAACATGTCCATTCTGACAGATTAACGCAGGATGATAATAACCCATATAATCACCTCCTTTCAAGATGATTATACAAATAATAAATTCAAAATATATATGGATATACAACAGGGGAATAATGAATTGTTTGCAGAAGATTGAACCATAGAAATAACTTTATTTGCATGTTTAAGAATTTCTACTTGTGGGTTAACCACCAAGATGTTATCGAAAAGGCTTTTTATCCTTTACTTCTACTTGTTACCAAGTAGTTCAGCATATGTCATTATCCTATCTAAAATATTATACATGAAAATTTTATGAATATAAACAAAAGACGAAGGTGATCATATTAGAAGCAGCGGAGGTATAGAGATGAAGAACTCTGTAGGGGGAATTTATACAAAAGAAAATAGAAAACAATTTAATTATCAAAATAAATTTATAAGAGTTGAACCAACAGGGGGTGATTTTGGGGACTACTTACCATTTATTGCTGTAGTGGTTTCCTCTATTTCATTAGGCGTATCCATAGCATTTTGGGTACTTAAAATTTTATGAAAATTAGATAAATTGTAATGGACTTTATAGAACTTAAATTTTTTTCTATTAGATGTTGATAAAGGAGAACGATGCCATGGTAGCCAAGCGTATTGAGGAATTTTAAATTCAATGCAGATTCCCTCTTTAATAGAAATATTTTTATTAAGGATCACCAAGATAGGTAACTCTAAACAGCTGCCTGATGTAATTGGGCCGCAGCGCGATTTAGGAAGATCAATAATAAAATTTTCTAAGGCCTTTGGACCAAATGGACTAATTAATAAAGATGGGGCGTCTCTTAGCCATGGAACACTAGATAAAGTACAAAGAAAATGGTTTTCATTTGTTTTAGGGTTATAGGCTCGTAAATCAAAATAAGAACTATTAGTAGTGCTGGCATTCACAATGATTGCGGTTGTAAAAATTGCATATTGATTAGTTGAATTTTCAAAAATATTATTAGGGGCTTCTATATTTTTTTTAACATCTAGTGCAAAGCAATTGGCATCAAAATCAACAGTTATTAATCTTCTTTCTCGCAAATATGATAGTAAAGAAAGCAATAAAGCCGCCAATGAAATGATTATTGGAATAAAATCCATAATTTCACCTACTTTCTAAAGGGATTATACAAATAATTATTTAAAAATACACAAAATATTCATGAAAACTTTATGAACACATATAAAAAGATATAAAGGAGGATTATTGTGGACAGGAATAAATTATGCATTACAGTTGCTGAGGCTGCTGAACTAGCAAGCGTTCCTCAGGATGTGATTCGCCAATGGGCGGCCGACTTTGATTTCCCGTCGATGAAAATAGGAGCCCGAGGTGGCAAACGATTGATTCATTTAGATTCGTTTAATGCATGGCTAGGGAAACGATGCCAGGCACGAATAGGAGAGTAAGGAGGTAAAAGACAAGATGAGTGCGATGACATACAAAGAAAAACGTGAGTTTAGACGTGCTGCTATGGCGCCACAATTAGCTGATGTTATAGAGGGTTTTATTGTCGGAGCATGTTTTTTATATCTAGTAGTAGGTATTTTCTATTGGTGGATTACAGGGGAGATATTAGTGAAATGGTAAAACGATGTTATCACTGGGGATATAAATTCTCCGGATGTTAGAAAGGATTAAGGAGGTGATAAAAAATGAAAGATAAAAGAGAAAAAGCACTAGATCTACTAAAAACATATTTAATGTTTGATGATGAAGAAATGCAAGTTTTAAGGGAACACATTACATCAATCAGCGTAAGCAATAAAAGTGCAAGTTTAGACTTTACTATTCTTGCTAATGGATGTGCTATTTTTGTTAAGCGAAAGACAGGGGAATATGTATTACGCATAACAGGCAAAGGCCCAATTAAAGAAAACAAAGTATATCTTGCATTAAGGGCAAGAGAAATACTGCTTGATGCGGTGATGAATAATGAGTAAACACTGCAGCATATGTGATGAGTGCAATAAAAAAAGCCATGCCTACATACACTGTAGACAGGCTAAAGGGATTATATGTATGGAACATTGCGATGCATGTCAATATTTAGAAGTAGCACAAGGGGACATGCATTGCAAATATCCAAGGGAAAAAGAAAAGGCTGCTAATTAAAGCAGCCCATTCATGTACGTAAATTACGCACCACCTAAAATAATTATATCATACATGGAGCGATAAAGATAGGAAATGCCTATATTAAGGGTATTTCTTAATTAACTAGATATAACATATTAACAAATCGACCATGGGGAGTAATTACTTATGAGGAAGCGGAAGAAAGTCATATCTAAAAATATGATAGAGGTACTTGATTATCACACATCAAGAACTTATAGAAAGAATGGCAAACGTGTAAAAAAGAAAAGGATAACAATTGAAGCGCAGAGAAAGCAAAATGAAAAACAAGCAGAAGCAATGCTGCGTATGTTGATTGATAACAATTTTACTATAAATGATTGTTATATCACATTAACTTACAAGGAACAGCCTGATACATGGGAAGATGCAAAAAAAGATATTCAGAATTTTATAAGAAGGCTAAAGCGAAGATATAAAAAACTGGATAAGGAATTAAAGTACATCTATATTGCAGAGGGAAAAACAAGAATTCACTTTCACATGATCATCAATAATGCAGAGTTGTATTCAGATGAAATCAATGAACTTTGGCCACATGGCATGCATAAGTTGATGTTATATCAAGGTAGAGCAGAAGATGCGGTGAGATTAGCAAGCTATTTTGTAAAAGAAAAAAGAAGTGCTTGCTATTCGGACAAAGATGATGCATTTAAGCGCAGGTGGAATAGTAGCAAGAATTTAGAAAAGCCAAAAGTAAAAACAGAGATTTTAAAGCCTAGCGAATGGAGAGATTACATCCAACCGCCAAAAGGCTATTATGTGGAAACAGACAGTGTAGTTGAGTCTGTATCAGAAGAGGGTTATCCTTACAGATTTTACAGACTAATAAGAATTGAGGAGGTAAAACATGGCACTACTAGGAATAGGCATTGTAGTAGGGGTAATGCTAGGAGTATCAATCATGGCATTATGCGCAATTAGTAAGGAATGTGAGAAATGGGAGGAAGCAAATGATAAACGTAAATGAAGTATTTTTAAGTGGCAACGTAGTAGCAGATGCAGAACTACGTTATACAAAAACAGGAAAGCCAGTACTTACATTTAGAATGGCGACAAATAAATATGTGAATGAGCAACAGAGTACACAATATCACAATATTGTATGTTGGGTTGATGCAGAGTTGTATAGTGGCTTACGTAAAGGTGATTTTGTTGCGGTAAACGGCGAATTAAGAACTAGATCATATGAAAAAGACGGAAGCAAACGATACATCACAGAGATTGTAGTTAAAAATTTAACATACGGACTTAAACAAAATGAAAGTACAGCAAGTAATTTTGAAAATGGATTTACAGACGATGATGAGAATATTCCATTCTAGGAGGAACAATGAGAAGAGGTAGACCAAGAAAGATATGTAGTCATTCATTTGGACCAGCTAAAAGCGGTGCATTATGGGTAAAAGCATCTTGCCCTAAAGGGAAAACATCAATAAAAGTATTCAAAGGGAAAACAGCAGGCACATTATATTGGCTAAAAAAAGAAGAATGTGAAGATTGCCCTGCATATTCGCCAACAAAGATTTATGCAAAATAGGAGGGAACAAAAGCAACAAGCATTGATGCGGTTGCAATAGGGGGCAGACTATGAACCATGTAACAACACTATTCAATAGTAATGAGTTTGGGGAACTAAGAACTATCATTATTGAAAATGAAGTGTACTTTGTGGCCAAGAGCGTAGCAACTGCACTTGGATATAAAGATACTGCAGATGCAATCAGAAAACATATTGATGAAGAAGATAAGCTGCGTTGGCAAATTGCCGACACAGGCCAGAAGAGGGAAACATATTTAATCAATGAGTCTGGACTATATTCATTGATATTGAAATCAAAGATGCCAAGTGCGAAGAAATTTAAACGCTGGATAACTAGCGAAGTTCTTCCGCAAATTAGAAAAACAGGTAGCTATGATTTACATATCCCAAAGACACTACCAGAAGCATTGAGATTGTATGCAGATGAGGTAGAAGCACATAACCAATCAAAGGCAATTATTGAGCAACAGAAACAACAAATAGCGGAATATGAGCCAAAAGTTGACTATGTGGACAAAATTTTAAGCAGCACAAACGCAATGACAGTAACACAGATTGCTGCAGATTATGGACTTAGTGCTAAAGCATTAAACAAGATACTACATGATGCACATATTCAACGTAGTGTAAATGGGCAATGGATTTTGTATAGTGATCTAATGCATAAGGGATATACAAAGACTAAGACACATACATATATGACTACAGACGGAAGATTGGAATGTAAAGTATCAACACGTTGGACACAAAAAGGCAGACTAATGATACATGAACTCCTAAAGAAATGTGGGATTAATGCAATATGTGAGGAGGTAGCATGAAGCCATTAGTATATAAAGGCCTAAGAAAGAACTTGAATAGGTCAGAATGGGTCAGTAGTGATGAAATAAAGCAAAGCTACTCACAAATAAGATTGCTAGCAGTAGAAAATGATACATATGCATGGGTACCAATTGAGGACGGAACACTATGCAGAGGGAGCGAAGCAAAAGACACACTAGGGCAAAGAATATATGAAAAGGACCATATAGAGTTTGATTGCAAATCAATACAAGATACACCAATGGTAGGGGAAGTATATTACAGCGTTGATAAATACCAATGGAGATGCAAGGCAATTAACCAGCAGGACACAACACAACATGATGCGGTATTAGATTTTGACTTAGCATTTGTATTGAATAATGGGAAAGTTAAAGTAATAGGCAATAGATTTGAGGGATATGAGCATGAATGATAGATTTAGAAACCTAATGAAAGCATATGATCATATTGTAAAAGAACGGTCAAAGGAAGTAAGAAGAGTATTCATCCCACATTGGGGGTATGTATTCGTATCATCTGATGCTTTGATAAAGGCAAGAATACGAAGAGATGTATTAAAGGGGACAAAAGCATTTAATCAATGGGCAAGGAGTTATTATGAAAACACCATGCAGGGAGTGCAAGTTTAGAGAAGTAGGATGTCACTGTAAATGTGAAAGCTACAAACAATATAGAGCATCATTAGATAAGCTTAATGAAGAAAAGAATATGCAAGGAGATGCCTATAAATATGTTGGGGATAATGTAAGAACCATTAGGCACAGAATGAGAAAGTTAAAAGGATATAGCTGCACTGTAAGGAATTAAAATATGAAACCAGATATTTAACAAGATAAGGAGATAAGAAAGGAATCTTAATGAAAGTAGAATTATTTAATGATAATTTTCAGAACTATAAAAGATATGGCATACCTAAAGCACAACTGGTAATAGCTGATATTCCCTATAATTTAGGGAGGGCAGCATATGCAAGTAATCCTATGTGGTATATAGGTGGAGATAATAAAAACGGTGAAAGTAAGAAAGCAGGAAAAGCATTTTTTAATACAGATCATAATTTCAATATTGCAGAATACTTTCATTTCTGTAATCGCTTATTAAAGAAAGAGCCAAAAGAGAGAGGCAAGGCTCCATGTATGATTGTGTTCTGTAGCTATGAACAACAAGCGATAGTAATTGAATATGCCAAGAAACATGGGTTCAAGAATTATATACCAATCTCTTTTATCAAGAATTATTCAGCACAGGCATTAAAAGCTAATATGCGTGTCGTTGGTGCTACAGAATATGCATTGATTTTATATAGGGGAAAATTACCGAAATTTAATAATAATCACAAGATGATATTTAACTGGTTTGAATGGCGTAGGGATAACAAAAACATTATTCCTAAAATCCATCCAACACAAAAGCCTGTATCAGTATTAAAGAGATTGATAGAAATTTTTACTGATGAAGGTGATGTAGTAATAGATCCTGTGGCAGGTAGTGGAGCAACATTAAGAGCCGCTATGGAGTTAGGACGTAGTGCATATGGGTTTGAAATATCAAAAGACTTCTATAGTAAGGCAAAATCAGAAATGTTAAGCGATGTAAAAACACAAACAAGTCTAATGGAATTTTGCAAATAAAAGGGATATGCGATGTCATTTTACAGAAGGAAAGTATCAATTGATGAAGCGAGTCAAAATATTAAAGAATGGCGTAGATATTGTCAGTTAAGTCAAAGTATATGTGCAAGTTATATGGGCATTGCATTAAATACATATCGATATAAGGAGAAGTGCCCAAATCTATTTACATTTGAAGAGCAATTGAAGCTAGTTAATTGTATAAGTAATAGATGTAGAGAAATGGGGATAGTAAATCAAGTAACATGGCATAGAGTATTCAATAATGGCTGTGCATTAGAAAGGGAATAAATAAAAATGGAAATATTAAGTGTTGCATTTGGAGAAAAAAAAGAAAATTAAATATGAAAAAGCAAATAGCACTGGGGTTACTGAAACATATCAACTAATTACAAAGGATGAATTTAGGCCAGAGATATTAGATGCATATGTAAAGGAAAGGATTGTAGTAATTGATACATTTAAGGCTTTTAAATTTATTAGAGAAGAATGGTTAAAAATTAAATCAATTAACTTTAGGTGGCATAAAGAACTACCAAGGGTAATTGTAGCAGCAAGATATGTACTAGAAATTACAAATAAAAAAGGTGATGAATGTACAATAAGCACTTCATGGCTACCAGTAGAAGAGGAAACACAAGAGAAGCTAATTCCATTAGTAGAAGAAATTGAAATGTTTGTACGAGGAACAAGAGCGCAAGGGAAACTATGGGAAGAGGAATTAGAAGATGATGCGGTTGAAGGTGAAACATTTCACATCAATGATCTAGTACAAGGAGGAGAAGATGAATAAAGGAAAATTAATTTACTTAGCACATCCATTTGGTGGAGATAACTCAAACAAACAAGCAGTAGATAAGATTATGAAGAAGATAGTAATAGAGGATAGAAACAATACATATCTATCACCACTTCATAATTTTAGTACGGTGTACTTTGCGGACGAATACGCAAAAGGATTAAAGATATGTTTAGAAATGCTAAATAGATGTGAGGTGTTAGTACTATGTGGCGACTGGCAAACATCTAAAGGATGTATTGGAGAATGGTCCTTTGCAATTGCTAAAGGGATGCCAATATATACATGGGAAGAATGGAGAAAGCAGCTAATAGTAGCAGAAAAGACAAACACAATAGAGTTAGAACGAAAGAACATATTAACACTAACAGGGAGATAACAGATAATGACAGGAAGGGAATATTTAAATCAGATACGTGATACTGATTTGAATATTAGAAGTAAGGAGAGAGAAATATTTAGAATAAGACAAGATATTATGAGTTTACAAGCGATTGATTATAGCAAGGATAAAGTTAGTGGAGGTCAACCAATAACTATTGCAGATAAAGTTGCGAACCTTGATGCGGTTACAGAAGAGATTATGAAAGAATGGAGTGATTTCTTACAGGAGAGAGAGCGAGCAAGATTTATGATCAATCAAATTTGTAGCACTAAGCAAAGGATTGTTTTAGTAGATAGGTACATTAATGGATGTACATGGGAAAAGGTTGCAGAACTAATAGATTGTTCAAGGCAGAATGTTCATAATTTACATAAAAGAGCAATTAAAAATTTTGATGAAATTTACAAAAAGGTTGCTATTATTTGACACTCAATATATGAGATACTGTATATGGGCATGGATGAAGAGAACACTTTCAATAAGCTTTCTAGAAAAACTACACGCTATTAAGGACTACATCATACTTAGGTCGCACAACACAGTATGATGCGGTCCTTTTTAGTTTATAAGGAGAATTTGATGAAACACAAAAGAATTACATCAAAGAAAACAATTCAAGAAATACGGAAGCAATATTGTGAGATATGCGGACAACGTACAAATATTGAACCGCATCATATTAATACACGTGGTAGTGGTGGCGGAGATATTAAGGAGAACTTAATACAACTATGCACGCAATGCCATATCAATACACACAGTGGGCAATATCCAACAAAAGACGATTGCTTAAATAAAGTAGCAGAGCGTGAAGGTATTACATATGATGAAGCATATGCAATTAATCGTAGAGCAATGGGATATGATGTATGACAAGAATAAATTGTAATAGGGGTAGATGCTTAAATAATAAATATGGCATCTGCACTACAGATACAATTGAATATGAGGGAATATGTCAAACCTATATAACACACGACCAAGCACACAAAAGTAATTGTGGATTATGCACTCGTTCTCATGGCAGATTTAAGAGAAACAGCCGTGATGTATTAAGATAGCTTGGGTGTAGTGTCCGTACTAAATAATAAAAAATAAATTTAAATTATTACACGATTTGTTGAGTTTTTGAGTAAATTTTTTGTGGGTCCTTCTGAAGAAAAATGAAAGCGTGCGGTGGCCGAGACCCCAAAAATTGCCTAGATTTTAATTTTTTTATGACCTTGCTAGTGATACAGGTAATGGAAGGAGGCTGATTGATAAGTGAAAATTACAGATGATTTGAAAACAGCAACGGCCTCGCAGTCGAACCTGGCAAAAGCACTTGGACTCTCGCGTCAACGTGTTTCGCAACTACTCCAAGAAGGGGTTTTAGCAACGGATGAAAAAAATCAGATTTTGGTTATCAAATCTGTTATCAATTATGTCAAATACAAGGGCCAATCTTCTGCTGAAGAGGTAAGCAGTTCCGATGATGCGATATTCGAGGTCGAAAAGGCCAAGAATGAACGTGCTAAACGTAAGATTGCTGAGTTGAAACTAGCCAAAATGAACGGCGAAGTATATTCGGCAGACACTGTAGAACAGGTCATGACAGAAATGCTTGTAAATTTACGTACACAATTGTTAGGATTGCCAACAAAATTGGCGCCGCAGTTACAAAATGTAACAAAAGAGGAGGCCTATAATCTATTAACTCAAGAGATTGAGGACAAATTATCAGAATTAAGCGAATATACGCCGTCATTATTCATGGATAGCAATGAGTTAGACGAGGATAAAGCGCCAAATTAGGCGCTTTTTTAGTACAAAAAAGGAGGTGATAGCATGAAAACGGCAAAAGAATTATGGCAATATGTGTCTAAAATGGGGCTGAAACCATTACCAAAAACCAGTGTTAGCCAGTGGGCTGACGATTATCGCATGCTATCACAAGGCCTTTCTGCTGAACCGGGGCGATGGAAAACAAGTAGAGCACCCTACCAAAAGGATATTATGGATGCCTTTACGCAACCTGGTATCAATCGTGTAGTAGTAAAGAGTGCCAGTCAGGTGGGAAAGTCGGACATAATGAATAATGTGCTAGGACGATACGCTCATCTTGATCCATGCGCGGTCATGATGATTCAACCTACTATCGAATTGGCTCAAGATTATTCAAAGTCTCGTATCTCGCCGATGATTCGTGATACGAAAGTACTATCACAAGTATTTTACGAAACAAAATCAGAAGACGGCGCTAAGACACGAGATGGTAAGAACACAATTTTATCTAAACTTTTTCCTGGTGGACGTCTTATCATGTGTGGTGCAAATAGTCCGGCTGGGTTGGCATCACGCCCTGTACGTGTATTACTTGCGGACGAAGTAGACCGATTCCCAGATAGCGCTGGCACAGAGGGTGACCCAGTAGACCTTGCTGCTAAACGTATGACAACGTTCTGGAACAGAGTCATGGGTTTATTTTCTACACCAACGAATGAAGGTAGTTCACGAATCGATGTAGAGTATCAAACAGGAACACAAGAAGAATGGCAACATGAGTGCCCTAATTGTGGAGAATACCATTTGATACGACATACCGAGATGGAATGTGAAACCGAAGAACATAAGGACGCTAAAGGTCGGAAGATTGTAATAGTCAGCGATGTAAAATGGCGGTGCCCTGACTGCGGGTCTACATTCTCAGAAGATGAAATGCGAAAAGTTTCTCAAAAGTATATATCAAAAAACCCTGCTGCGTTGCATAATGGCATACGCAGTTTTTTTGTAAATGGATTTACATCGCCATGGCTAACTTGGAATGACATCATGAGGGAATGGCTAGAGGCTAAAGGAGACCCTACTCGTGAAAAGGTAGTTATGAATACACGCTTCGGTGAATCATATGCACAACAAGGTGCCTTCGAAGATTATCAACAATTCATTAGACGCCGTGAGAAGTATGGAGCAGATCTTCCAGATGGTGTATTACTGCTAACCGGTGCCGTCGATACGCAAGATAATCGGTTAGAGTATGAAATTACAGGTTGGGGATATGGTGAAGAGTGTTGGGGAATATGTAAGGGCGTAATCTTAGGAGAGCCTGATAATAATGCGACATGGGATGCACTTGATGCGGTGCTTGATAAGATATATCACTTTAAAAATGGTACAGGCCTTAAAGTAGCACGTGCTTTCATCGATTCTGGCGGTCACTACACATCAAAAGTGTATGAATATTGTGAGAAAAACTTTAGTAAGCAACGATTCGCGATTAAAGGTACGGCTGGAACACCTGGCATACCTTTAAATTATAAGATTGGTAAAGCTTCTGGAAGCAAAATTCCACTTGTAATGCTGGGTGTTGATGATGGAAAACAGCAGGTAATGAACAGATTGGCCATCGAAGAACCTGGTGCTAAGTACTTTCATTTCCCGTTGGATGAAGAATTATTAGGCACTAGAGGATACGACGAGCTATATTTCAAGGGAATTATCTCAGAACACAAGAAGAAAGTAAAACGTAAGGGCGTTATACATGAAATATGGGAGCCTACTGCAGGGGTCCGTAATGAACCATTGGATTTACGTGTATATAACCTAGCGTGTATGAATTCAATCCATCCTGATTGGGATAGATTGGCGGAAGTAGTAAAAGGTGGAGGACATTCTACTACAACAGTGACTACTCCCAAAAAGAAACAAATGCGGAAACGTATTCGCAGAGCTAGTAAAGCAGCAGATATTTAGGAGGATGTATGGCAACTAGTTATTCAAATAAGCCAAGGCTAATTGACGTACGGTTAGAGTGGTACGTCAAAGCTGAGGAAGCAATATTGACTGGACAAAGCTATACTATCGGAAATCGGACTCTTACAAGGGCAAATTTAGCAGAAGTAAGAAAAATGATTGATGATTTGGTAGCAAGAGGCGCTAAATTACCAGGTATGGATACTGATAATGGGCGTGGAAACAGGTCAAAACGGGTAGTTTTTAGAGATTAGGAGAGCAAAATGGCGAGAAAAAACAAGAAATTTAGCGCTAAAATAAGCACTCCAAGGGCTAAAAATAGCGGATATAGTGAGGGCGGGGCCTCTCATAATAACAAATCTTTGAAGGGATATAACCCTAAAAAACTAGGTTATAAGGCCGATATCGGTGCGAATTTATCAACTTTACGTGATAGATCCGCAGATTTAGCCATTAATACGCCAGTCGGTACAGCTGCAATTAATACAAGCACTACTCATACAATTGGTGCAGGCCTTAATGTATTCCCTAAACCTAAATTTCAAATCTTAGGAATCAGTGCAGAGGATGCTAGAGCATGGGCTCGCAAGGTTCGAGCTGAGTTCGACTTATGGGCAGAATCAAAAGACTGTGATATTTACAGAAAAAACAATTTGTATGATATGCAAAGCATAGCATATCAAGGATATCTCACAGATGGTGATAGTTTTGCGGTATTTAGACGTAAACCAAGTACACCAGATATGCCATATACATTACGGCTTCAGTTAATTGAAGGAAATCGAGTAAGTAATCCACTTACCAGTTCCACATATGTTACAGGGGACCCAACTGGCGTTGAAGCGCTTAATCCGGATAACGGAAATCGCATATTGAATGGTGTGGAAATTGATACTGACGGCGCAATTGTAGCCTACTGGGTATCCAATCAAGTCCCTGGTGAGCCAATTACAAGCCTGTTGACTGCATGGGCAAGAGTCGAAGCGTACGGAAAGCGTACTAGTATTCCGAATGTACTACAAATTAGTAACGATACTAGACCTGAGCAATATAGAGGGGTACCTTATTTAGCGCCAGTTATTGAAACGCTAAAGCAAGTGTATCGATACACAAACGCAGAGCTCACATCTGCAATTATTAAATCGTATTTTGCATTATTCTTTACTGAAGCTGTTACTAACTCAGGATCATTAAACGATATGTTGGCCGATAATGGCGTTGATGATCCAACAGAACCAGTAGTTGATGTATCAGAGTATAACTTAGGGCCTGGCACATTAAATGCCTTACCGAAAGGTGTGGATGTAAAGAGCGTGGATGCTTCCAATGCCCAGTCTACTTTTGAAGTATTTAGTACTCAACTCATCAAACAAGTAGGTGCTGCACTTAACCAGCCTTACGAAGTATTGATGAAGAACTTCAACTCCTCGTATTCTGCAAGCCGTGCAGCAATGTTGCAGGCTTGGGAAGAATATAAACTACGACGCAAGTGGTTCGCTCGTGACTTTTGCCAACCTATCTATGAGGTATGGTTAATGGAAGCAGTAGCGAACGGCCGAATTGAAGCGCCTGGTTTCTTTGATGATCCATTAATTCGAAAAGCATGGTGCAATGCCGATTGGTTCGGACCAACGATGTCCATCCTTGACCCTGTTAAGGATATGAATGGTAGTACCCTTCGCATTGAGAATGGAGTTTCCACTCGCGAACGTGAAGCGGCTGAAATGACAGGGACAGACCTTGAAGAAAACATTGCACAACTTGCATTTGAAAAGCAACTCATGGAGAAATATGGCATGGGGCTAGCTGATGCGGTAAATCCTTCCGTTGGCTCTAAATCTGAAGTGAAAGGAGGTGAAGAGGATGAATAAATTTTGGTCTGTTAAGAATTTTGTAAATCAAGATGGTACCGGTCAATCTGAATTGATTTTGTATGGTGATATTTCTGATGCCTCTTGGTGGGGTGATGAAATTACACCACGTGAATTTGCAAGTGACTTGGCTAGTTGTAATGGTAATGACTTAACAATGCGCATCAACTCTGGTGGTGGTGACGTGTTCGCAGCACAAGCTATCCACAATATGATCAAAGCCTATACTGGCAAAGTAACAGCACATATTGATGGCTTATGCGCAAGTGCTGCTACAATTATTGCCTGTGCGGCGGATAAGGTAATCATGCCAAGTAATGCTCTGTACATGATTCACAATCCATCTGTATTTCTAGGTGATAGCTTTGATGCGGACGGATTAACTAAAATGGCTAACTATTTGGCGAGTGTTAAACAGACAATCGCAAACGTTTATTTGAGCCGTAGCGACGTTTTGACATCTGAACAGGTAAATACACTTATGGATGATGAAACGTGGCTCATGGCGAACGAGGCGAAGTCCTACGGCCTGATTGATGAAGTAGATACGGCGATTACGGACAAAGCTGTTATGAATAACGGAATGGTTATCGTAAACAAAGTATCTTGCAAATACTCGGCCAAAAATGAAACCAAAATCAAACAATTTTTAACAAGTAAGGAGAAACCTATGACTGAAAACCAATTCATGGCAAGCTTAAAAGGTTTGCTCGGTATTTCTACAAATGGACCTGCAGAAAACGCAGCAGTAACAGCAGAACGCGAACGCGTTGAAGCATTAAATACGTTAAAAGGTGATAATGAAGTCATCAATCGTTTAGTTGATGTAGCTGTTAAAGAAGGTAAAACAGTAGATGAAGTAACACCTTTCATCTCTGCCGTATCTGATATTCCTGCAAGTGATAACAAAGTAGTTGACCAAATCCGACAATTAGTTATTGATCAAATGGAATCTGGTGCGGATAAAGTGGCACCTCAAGGTGCATCTACACCAGAAACCAACGATGCGGTAGCAAAAGCTAGTGCAATTGATGAAGTCGTAGCATTTGCGAATGCTAAGAAAGGCGGTAAATAATGGCATATTTCGAACAAGTAAATGGTGTCGCAGCTGATTATCTATTAGGTGGTGGCGGTGTACCGGTATTAACTCAAAATGTAAAAGTAGCAGCCGGCGATTATAAACGTGGCCAAGTTCTTGAAAACAACTCTGGTACATTCCAAAAAATCGCAAGTGGTAAGCCTGCGGGTATCGTAGTATCTGATACTACTGCAACTACTGAACACAATGTATTAACTGTATACATTTCCGGTCGCTTTAATCGTGAAGTATTGGTAGTTGACCAAGCTTACAAAATTAATGATCATGAAGAGGACTTCAAGGACGCTCACTTATTCTTAACTAGCATTAAATAGGGGGAACTATATAATGGCAATTGATTTCAAAGATACATTTTCCTTGATGCAAGCTGTGGAACGAATGAAAACTCCGGCAAGTTTCTTGCTTGATACTTTCTTCCCACAAGTTCCAGCAGTTGCAACTTCTAAAAAAATCGCAGTAGAAACTCGTAAACGTGGTCGCACATTAGCACCTTTCGTATCTCGTGGTGCATCTGGCGTTAATGTTAAACGTGCAGGATCTAAAATTGCTTTATACGAAGCACCTATGATGGGCCCTCGTACAGTTATTGACCCAGAACAACTTGATCAACGTGCATTTGCTGAAAACATTGTGTCTACAATGACACCTGCACAACGTGCCGCACAAATGCAAGCTGAAGATTTGTCTTACTTACAAGGCACAATTATTAATCGTAAAAATAAAATGGCAGCCGATTTGCTTACTACTGGTAAATGCAAAATCGAAGGCTATGCTGACGATGGTGAAACAGTTCAAGTTGATGAAATTGATTTCGAATTTGAACAAGACATTACACCTACTACTACTTGGGACCAAGCGGGTGCTGACATTTATGGCGACTTGAAAATGGCGTCCGAAAAAATTCAAGAAAACGCAGGTATCGTTCCAACTGTGTTAGTCGTTGGTAAAAACGTTGAAAAATACATTCTTGATAATGCATCCATCAACAAAATGTTAGCAATTCCTAATCGCGAAAACATGTCTATGTTCAGTTTTGCTCCTGAATACTTGTCTCCACAAGTTCGATATGTTGGCCGTATCATGTCTTTGAATATTGATGTGTACGCATACCTTGAAACATATCAAGATGATGAAGGTAAAGTAAAATCCTTTATTGGTGATGATGCAGCAGTATTAGGTGTTCCTGGCCGTGGCCGTCAACAACATGCAGCAGTAACATTGCTCAACGATGACAATCAATTCACAACATATGCAGGCATTTATGTACCTTACTACTATGCTAATAAGGCTACACAAGAATTAACATTGTCTGTATACTCCCGTTGCGTATTGATTCCTGAAACTATCGACGATTGGGCTACTATTAAGACTAAATAGGGGGTAACCTACTTATGAAAATCAGAGTATTAAAGGGTTATTTAGCACATGAAGGCGAGATGTATGGCAAAGGCGAAGTAGTCGACATCAAAAAGAAAACGGTTGCGTTGTCCTTGCTTGAATCTGATAAGTTTGAATCTGCTGAAGATAATCCTATCGAAGTACCGGAACCATTGGAAGTCGTTCCAGATGAACCAGAAGAAGAAATGGAATTACCTGAAGTTGATGCGGAAGTTACGGTGAAAAAATAATGCGATTTAGAGATTACCTAGAAAGCGATATTGACGATGTATTCCTTAATGAAGACGAATTCGCCGAAGGGCATAATCTAAATGGCACAGTAGCTAAAGCAATTATCCAATCGCCAACGGCGAGGGAGTCATTCTTGTCGAATGGCTCTCACGTATCAAATGACGGATTACACGGGGTGTCTGTATTTGTGCATTGCAAATTAAAGGACATCCCTGAAATTCCATCACAGGGAAACGTATTCCGATTAGATGATGATGTGTACATCGTTCAAAGTGCAACGGAAGAAGATGGGCTCGTGTCTATCGAACTTAGAGCAGAAGCTAGAGGCGGTGTTGACGGATGGTTGAGCTAGAACTTGATAAAAGTGCAGTGAAAACAATTGAAAAAGCACTGGAAACATTAAAAGAAGATAGAGTTCGACGTGTCTGCCAAGCCGCATCTAAGCGTGCTGCAACAACCGCAAGAAAAGCAGGTACGCAAGCACTACGTAATATCTACGCCATTAAAGGTGTATCGGTCGTAAAGTCTGGTGTATCTATTAATAAATTGAATAATGGCACAGAAATGCGTATCAAAGGTGGTTATACTAGCGCTCAAAAGTACTTTAAGATTAAATCGCTTAAACGAAAAGGTGTGTTTGTGTCTATTAAAAAAGGTACAGAAACAAAGGTACCAAATGGCTTTGTTAGTGCATCTGGTATATTCATGAAACGCCAAGGCAAGGACCGATACCCATTAAAAGGGATATATGGACCAGCCTTACCGCAAATGTTTGGTAATGAAACTGTTATGAATGCCATGCAAAAAGAAGGCATGGAAATGTATGAAAAGCGCCTATATCACGAATTAGAGCGTGCGTTAGGAGGTAACTAATGACACCATTAGATGTATCAGACGGCATTGCCGCCTATCTCATGGATGAGTTGCGCAAGCTAAATGAAACAAGTGATGTTACCACGAACCCTATTCGAGTATGGAGCGGGTTCTTACCAAGGGTGGATAAGAATGAAGATAAGCGCAAGTTATGTCCAGCCGTAGTAGTGCATCCGTATTCTGTTAGTGATGCGGATAGTTCGACGGTAGGTATTACTGTATTGGTAACTACTTATGACGAGGCCTTAACAAAAGGTCATGTCGGACTATATCACCTCTTAGAGGTAGTGCGTGAGCGGTTACTATCTGATAATCCAGTAGCACTTAAATATGAAATTAAGGAGAATACCGTTAATACAACAATTCCTGATGATCAACCATACCCTCAATGGGTTGGATATCTTGAATTTGAAGTGTACATTCCAGTTATTCGTAGAAATCTTAACAAGATATTTACGGATAATAAAGTAATTGAATAGGAGACAACGATGAACCCTGTTGTATATGTTGGGCCTTCGTTCCGCAGTAGCCGGTTAAATCAATTCATGGTATTTAGCGACGGTGCACCACTGCCGGAAGCGGAAGACCCTATTTTTATGCATTTATTCGTGCCTCTGGACGAACTCAACCAAGCAATGATTGATGTGAGAACACAAGGCACACAATTAAATGTATTCTATGTTAACGCATTGAAGAATTATAAAGGAGTGAAGTAAATGGCCTTTTATCATGGCGTCAAAACAAGTGAGCAAGCTACCTCTGTAATTGCTCCTGTCCAAACTACTGCCGGCCTTCCAATTGTGTTCGGTACTGCACCTGTACACCTTACAGAAGACCCTAGCGCAGTAATTAATAAGCCAATCATCTGTTATAGCTGGGAAGAAGCTGTTCAACAACTTGGCTATTCTGAAGATTGGACACATTTCACATTGTGTGAAGCAATGTACGCACAATTCAAATTGTATGGCGTAGCTCCAATCGTATTTGTTAACGTATTGGATCCTGCTAAACATAAGAAATCCACTACAACAACTGCTACATTGACAGAAAAGAAATGCATTGTAAAAGCTGCAGTATTGCTTAACACATTGCAAGTATCTAGTGGCGGTCAAACAGGTGTGGCCAACACAGATTACACGGCGGCATTTGATGACAAAAATCAATTAATCATCTCTGTTATCAAAGGTGGTAAGTTCGATTCCGCAAGTACATTGGACCTCACATACGATGAACTCGATGTAGAAAACTTCGATTATAAAAACGTAATCGGCGGTGTAGATAGTAATGAAAAAGCAACAGGCTTTGAATTGATTGATACAATCTATCATCATTTCGGTATTGTACCTGGTCTTATTGCTGCACCTGGATTCTCTCAACATCCTACAGTCGCTTCCGTGATGAAAGCAAAATCTCGTGTTATTAATAACTTGTTTGGTGCGACTACTTTGGTAGATATCGATACTACACAAGTTGTTAAATACACAGATGCTTACGAATGGAAGAAAGGTAATAGCTATACAGGTGAATCTGAAGTCGTATGTTGGCCGATGGTTCGCAATGGCGATTATATGTTCCATATGTCTACGCACATCATGGGCATTATTGGCAAATGTGATGCATCCAATAGTGATATTCCTACGTTATCCCCTTCCAATAAGTCTATGAATATCACAGGCTTGTGCTTAGCTAATGGTAAGGAAGTAATGCTTACGCATTCGCAAGCAAACTTATTGAACTCTCAAGGTATTATGACGGCCGTTAATATCAATGGTTGGGTATCTTGGGGTAACTATACAGGTGCATATCCTGGCACAACTGATGTTAAGGATACATTCATTTGTGTACGCCGGTTCAATGATTGGGATGACCAAACATTCATCTTAACCTATTGGCAAAAAGTGGATATGCCTATCTTGCCTCGTAATATCAAGACAATTCTTGATAGTGAAACAATCCGTCTTAACGGTCTTACTTCTCGTGGCTTTATCTTGGGCGGTCGTATTGAATTCAAAGAAGCAGAAAACCCTACAACAGATTTGTTGAATGGTATTATTCGCTTCCATAAATACCGTACACCTCCAATTCCAGCGCAAGAAATTGAAAGCATTTCTGAATACGATGTTTCTTATTTCAAAACGCTATTTCAAACAGTATAGAAAGGGGTAATTAATCATGGCATCTATCAATCAAGTGCCGGAAGTACTTAATGACTTCCGTGTATACGAAGAAGGCTCTGACAACTGTTTAGGTGTTGCCAAAGTGGAATTACCTAGTGAATCTGTAATGACTCAAACTGTAAAAGGTGTGGGCATTGCAGGTGAAGTAGAAGCGCCAGTTATTGGACACTACTCCTCTATGGAAACAAAACTTACTTGGAACACTCCAACAGAAACTACACACCGCCTTACAGGTGGTCGTGGCGTACGCTTAGAAGTACGTGGTGCTATCCAATGTTGGGATAGTGGCAAAGATAAATATGTAATCGTGCCTACACGTGCTGTTATTCGTGGCCGTGCTAAATCTAAAGAAAATGGCACATATGAATCTGGCAATACTATCGATGCAACGAACACAATCGAAACTACATACTTGAAACTCGAACAAGATGGCAAGGTAGTTCGTGAAATCGATAAATACGCCTATAAAGATTCTATTTCTGATGGCACCGACTTCCTTGGCGATGTTCGTGCTGCACTCGGTATTTAGTCTGTAGAAAGGACGATCACTAATGAGTAAACATAACACTATGAACGAAACACATGAACAAACAGGTATTGAATTAGTAAAAGCTGGTCATTCCTTACAATTTGAAGGCATCAGCGGGTACACATTAATTAAATGCGAAAAGTCCGCTAAGGGTGAAGATAAAACTATTACAGTTCCGGCATTATCCATGACGTATCAAGCACATGTAGCAGCTGCTGTATGCGGATGTAAAGTGGATGATATTTATAGTCTCCCGGCTGCCGATTTCACTAGAGTGTGCTTAGAGGTACAGAATTTTTTGCTCAATTCCGAAAAATAACAGACTTAGAACGGTATTTTACTGAGTGTGCAATTACGTGTAGTAAATACACTAGCACACCGATGGACTACTTCATTAGAGAGCTAGACGTGGATGAGTTCATAGTCCACGTTCGGCTCATTAGTGATAGTATCGAGCGCGAGAATAAAACAATGAAAGGGAGAAAATAATGGCCAATAAAGTCTTAGAAATGGCGATTGCCATTAAAGGTAAACTCGATGGCGGGTTATCTTCCTCCGTATCAAAAGCATCTCAGGAACTCAATAAATTATCTAATGTAATCAAAGATCAACAGGAGCAATATAGAAAACTACAAGCTATATCGCAAAAGACTGGTAATGTTAGCGATAGGAACGCAGCAATTGCAGCTGAGCAAAAGCTGAATTCTATGTTACAACAGCAAGCCCGGTTACGGTCTAATATCGCAAGTCAGACGGCGCATCAAAATGCAATCAGTAAAATGGGTGGTGCAAGTCCTTTAGCAGGTGCTGCATCAGCTGCGCAAGGTGCTAGTGCTGCGGTAAGTGGTATTACAGGAAAGCTTGCAAGTTTCGCTATGGTTGCCGCCGGTGGGTTTGGTATTGGTGCCATTATAGATAATGTAGTAAATGCTGGCGAAGCACTTTATCAATTGTCTAATAAATTACATATGACAACCGCTGAAACGGCACAATTTAAGAAGATTATGACATTAAGTGGTGTTGATGTAGAAGCGGCCGCAAAGTCTTTCGCTAAAATGGATAAGACTTTGGCTGGTGGCGGTAAAAGTGCTGAAGCTTTGCAAGGATATCTCAGTCAATTTGGTGTATCCTTAACCGATGCCAATGGCAAGTTATTGCCTATGAATCAACAGTTGGATGCAATAGCTAAAGGTTACCAAAATGCGGTAGCACAAGGCCGGGGACAAGAATTCATGCTTGAAACGCTAGGTGCAAAAGGCATGGAGCTTACTAAAGTATTTGAGAACTATGCAGATGCACAAGCGGCCGCATCACAAATCAAAGGCGTCGGAATAGATCCTAAATCACTCCATGAAATATGGCTACAAATGAACATCTTGAAAGCGGAAGCTACGCAAGTTGCATTAGGGTTGGCACAAGCCTTTATACCGATTGCTCAGCAAATATTACCGGCACTAATACCGGTATTGCAAGCTGTTGTAACCTTCATGAAGGATAATAAGGAAGCTATTGCCGCCGTAGTCACTAATGGATTGAAATTAGCCTTACTGTATGGTACGGCTACAAAACTAGCATCAGGTATTACTACAATTACCACGGCATTTAAAGGTGTAGAAACGGCAACGGGTGCATTTAAAGCAGCGGGTGCATTAATAGGTGGTCCATGGGTAATCGCTATCATGGCGATTATTGCGGTGATATACCTATTAGTAACTAATTGGGATACTATCTGTGCCACGTTAACATCTGTTTGGGATAGTGTATGTTCTGGATTGAGTTCAATATGGGATAGCGTATGTTCTGCTTTAAGTTCCGCATGGAGCGCCATTATATCCGGTATTATGGCTGTAATTAATGGGTTCTTATCATTAGGCCTTAGCGCATTTAATGCATTGAAAGCGGCAATAATTGCTTATGTAAATCTATGGTTAAACCTACCAACATATATTGGTATGGCCGTAGGATTCATAATAGGCATTATTTTGCGATTACCAGAGATAGCGGTACAAGTTGGTACTGCTGTTATATCTGCCGTTGTATCATTCGCTACTGAATGTTATAACTTCGCAGTTACTACATTTAGTGCTATGGTCGATGATATCTACAACTTCTTAATTAACTTACCTATGTACATGATCACTTTGGGCGCTGAGTTTGTAGCGGCGGTTATTTCGTTTGCCTCTGAGGCATATGCTACGGCCACATCATGGATTAGTAGTTTGGTTAACGATGTTATTAATTTCATCATGAATTTACCAAGTGCATGTGCTGATGCGGGAGCCGGTTTCGTAGCTGCCGCAGGCCAATGGGCAAGTGATGCCTATAATGCGGTATTAGACTGGATTAAACAAATTCCTAGTGCTGTATCTAATGCAATTTCAGGCGCATGGGATAGCATTAAGGCTCAATTTAGTGGTGGCTTTACTGTAGGTGTTCAAGCTGCAGGCGGTAATGCGTATGCTAATGGTGGTGTGATTACATCTCCGGAAGTCGCATTGATTGGTGAAGCTGGATATCCTGAAGTAATTGTACCTATTGATGGTAGTGCTAATGCTATGAACCTATGGCAAACGGCCGGACGAATGTTAGGTGTGAGTGGTGCGCAGTCAGCTGTAGCGCCTACTGTATCATTAGCACCTAGCGTGCCTGTTGTATCCTCATCTAGTAATAGTGGGGCACCTGTACAGATTACATTTGCACCAGTTATAAATGCTGGTAATGGTTCAACTGATGATATTATGTCGGCATTGGATGCTAAAATGCGAGAATTTGAACAAATGATGCGTAGCTATACCGCCGGACAACGGAGGTTGAGTTATGACTAGTTATACAACAATACAAGGGGATATGTGGGATTTAATCGCTTATAAGGTGTATGGCAACGAACGATACATTAATCTATTGTTAGAAGCAAACCAAAAACATCGTAATACGGCGATATTTTCCGCTGGTGTTGTGTTAACATGCCCAGATGTTCCTGCTGATTCCTTGCCTGAATTCTTACCACCATGGAGGCGATAGTATATGAGCTTACAAAAGAGCCTAGCTAAGGTCCAGAAATGGAAGAAAGATTTAACGCCACAAACGAAGTTAGCACGGCGGGCATGGTGTACGATTGGTTACCAACATTGGGGGAGTAAGGAGTCAAAGGACATCACCGACGATATTAGTAAATACCTTCTTGATGTAACTTTCACAGATAACCTTTCAGGAACTGTAGATGACGTGGCTATCTCACTAGAAGATAGGGGCCGTCTATGGGTCGGCGATTGGTACCCTGTGAAAGGGTCATTACTAGAAGTGGCAATTAATACCGTAGCATGGGAGAAATTAGGGGATGAACAATTTACGTTGCCAATCGGCAAATTTGAAATTGATGAATTCGAGGGCAGTAGCCTTCCTGATGTAGTTAAAATCAAAGGTGTCGCTATTATCGGTAGTACTGACTTGCGGGAGAAAAAGAAAGACAAATCATGGAAAACTACAACGCTTAAAGCGATTGCTACCGAGAAAGCAAAAGATAATAAATTAAAGCTAGTATGGGATGCGGATTTTGACCCACCGTTAAAAGATGCATCACAAAGTGCTGAATCAGACCTCGCATTCTTGCAGAAACTATGCAATGATGCGGGGTTTTCTCTTAAGGTATCCACTGAACAGTTGATTATATTCGATGATTACAAATACGAAAACGTGAAGCCTAAAGTTATAATTCGTAGACCAGGTGGGCAATATCAACCTGTACAGACGAAGGAAGGCGAGCAACCGCCTTTGATTATTACTAGAGCCTTATCTTATTCGTACAAAAGTAAAACTCGTGAAGTATATCGAGCATGCCATGTGAAATATACAGATAAGGATAAGAAATCCGTTATCGAGGATACATTCGAAGATCCTGACCGTAAGGGTCACACGTACCTTGCTGTATTAGAGGTTAATGAACAGGTTAAAGATAAGGCTGAGGCAAAGAGATTGGCTAAAAAGAAGCTAAGAGAAGCCAATAAAGAAGCCGATACAATGTCTTTTAGTTTTCCTGGCAATCCTCTTATTATGGCATCGGTTACGGTTAATCTCGAAGGATTTGGGGTGTTCGATGGTAATTATTTAATTACTAAAGCAACGCATACATTAGGGGCCAATTATTCAACGTCGATTGATGTAAGGAGGTGTTTAAATGGCTACTGACATATTATCCACATTAGTGGATATGATATTTATTGGAAATGTTTCAAGTACAATTCCTGAAGAAGGTAAAGCCGTTGTTACACGCCTAGATAGAGAAGGTGTTGTAACGGCGCCATTATCTGTCATTAATCGAGGTGCAGCACATGATAAGGACTATTGGATGCCGGCTATTGATGACCAGGTATTGTGCATTATGTTGCCTAATCGGTCCGGACGTGGGTTTTCCGATGGATTCATTATTGGCACATTCTTTAGTAGTGCGGATCCGACTCCAGGCGGTGCGGATAATGGTAAACGTGTGCTTACTGTTCCTGGAGATATGACTCTTAATGTTGGAGGTACTTTATCAATTAATTCAAGCGGTGGGGATGTAGTGGTCAATGGTATTTCCTTAGTTCATCATGTGCATGGCGGTGTAGTGTCTGGTGGTTCTACAACATCAGGACCAGAATAGGAGGTATAGATGTATATCGGTTATTTGGCGGATATAGTATTTTATACCGCATTAGATAATGTTCTTACTGTATCGGATGTAACGCGTTCAGGTAGTGCTCGATGGGAAAAGCACAATTTGATGTTAGAAAAGCCTGTCAAACAATTTAGCGGACCTGATGTGGAACAAATTACATGTAAGATTCTTATTTCTGCATCACTTGGACAATCTCCAGATAGTACTGTTAAGAAATTGCGAAATTATCGCGATACGGGGGCTGTATTACCGTTTATTATCGGTGGTAAACCTGTTAGTCAAAACTACTTTGTCATCATGTCTATGAGCGAGGATAGCTTATTCACGGATGCATACGGTAAGACTCAATCTATTGAGGTTTCTCTAACTCTTGAGGAATATTCGGATAATAATACAGTAGAAGAAAAGTCCATGCTAAATCAATATGGTCAGAAGTTCAATAAAGTTAATACGATATTGAGGAGGTTCTAGCCATGTCAGCAACGTATGAAATTAAACCAGTAACTGACAATAGGATATCGCTAGCACCTGAAAGTGAAGTCGCTGAGATTTTGCAGAATGTGCAAACGATTATTTCTACTGTTCGTGGTAGCGTGCCACTAGATAGGGAGTTTGGTATTGATGGTCGCATTATTGATATGCCTATCCATCAGGCGCAAGCTCATCTATCTAACGACATATTCCAACAAATTAAACGGTATGAACCACGTGCCAAAATTAGTGATATATCATTTACCGCCACACAAAATGGGGCGTTGATTCCGAAAGTGATGGTGACTGTATGAGATTATCTGATTTACCTAATGTTGAGTTTTTTAACACAGATAAAGAACACGTTCAACAGAAGGTATTTGATATTTACACAACAATAACAGGGCGAACCTTGGGAGAGGGCGATCCTGTTACTTTATTTTTAAATGTAATTTCGGAAATTATTATCCGATTATTGAACGATGCAAATTATGCAGCTAAACAAAATCTATTAGCCTATGCAGAAGGCGATAACTTGGACCATGTTGGAGCTGTTCCTGCTGCTGTTGAGCGATTAAAGGCAACGAAAGCGACTACAACAATTCAAGCAACATTGTCAGCAGTGCGCACGAACTCTGTCATTATTCCAAAGTGGACTAGAATATCAACTGGAAGTGGCGAATATTTTGCTACTGTTGAGGATTTGGTTATTCTACCAGGTCAACTTAATGGATCCGTAAAAGCAGAAGCACAAATTGCCGGGGCGCGAGGCAATGGGTTTAAGCCGGGCGAGATAAGTACAATTATTGATCCTATAGCTTATGTGGATACGATGCGTAATATAACTCTATCTGAAGGTGGTTCTGATACAGAGGACGACGAATCGTATCGCGAACGTATTCATGAGGCTCCAGAATCGTTCTCTGTGGCAGGCCCTGAAGGGGCGTATGAGTATTTTACAAAGTCCGCGTCGCACCTTGTGGCAGATGTAGGCGTATCTTCTCCACGTCCAGGTGAGGTTAATATTTATCCCTTATTAGCAGGAGGAGGACTTCCTGGGCAAGAATTGCTCACGACTATTACGGATTATTTATCTGATAAGAAACGTAGGCCTCTGACTGATAAGCTAACTGTATTAGCACCTACTACTACGCAATATAACATCGACGCTAAGTATTACATTGAAAAAGGCGCCGATGCAACGGTGGTAAAAGCTAAGGCAGATAAAGCAGTTAATGACTATGTTATATGGCAAAAGTCAAAATTGGGCCGTGATATAGTACCCAGTCGATTGGTTCAAATGCTCATGGATGTATCCGGAATTAAACGCGTTGAAGTAACGGCACCTATATTTACCCCGATTGCAGAACAAAGCGGCGTGGCAGTAGCCAATACAATCGCTGTAGCGCTCGCAGGAAGTGAGGAAGAATGATACTTGATAGCAAGTATACTAGTGCGGAGCATCTTCCGTCCTCAATCGATAGGGAACCAGTTAAGTCCCTTGCTAAAACGTGGGATGATATGCTGGCCGAATTTATGAATACGAATACTCTGCTATTATGGTCGTCTATTGATACTGAACCAGAGAGTGTAATTGATCATTTAGCGTATCAATTACACGTGGATGACTATGATAGTGGGTTACCGATAGAGACTAAACGTGAAATGGTGAAGAACTCAATTGATATTCACCGCCATAAGGGCACGCCGTATGCTGTTGAAAAGGCCGTACAGACTATATATTCTGATTCAAAAATCGAAGAATGGTTCGAATATGGCGGAAAACCGTACTATTTTAAGGTTACGCTAATCACGGCACCGTTAAGAGGTAAAGCAGATATAGCTAAGCTTGTACGCGCTATTAATGCTGCTAAAAATGTACGGTCCTGGTTAGATGGTGTTGAATTTATTCGCAAAATAAAAGAAAATTTGTACTTTACAGGTTGGTGCGAAGTATCTAAAAAAGTAAACATCAGATGCGATTTTACCAGAGCATGGCATATAAATTTAAATGCGCATATGACGTCTTATGCGATTGAGAATAAAAAAACAAAGATTAATGTAATACTCGATAATAGTATTAGATAGGAGGAATATATGGCAGAATGGTCAAATGCAATTATGACTGATGTCGGTAATGCACTTCAAGCAAAAGTAAATGCAGGGCAAACCAAATTAACCTTTACTAAAATAAAGGTGGGGAGTGGTGTTAATGCAACAAATCCATTAGCGCTAACAGATGTAATCTCCTCTAAATGGGAGACTACTAATATTATTGTTAAACGTGAAGGAAAGATAGTAAGTGTTGATACATTTATTACAAATAGCGGCATAACAGAAGCCTTTCGAATGTCGGAAATTGGGCTATTTGCAAATGATCCCGATAAAGGCGAAATACTATATGCATACTTAACGGATCCAGAACCTGATAGAATGCCGGCAGAAGGGGGTGCAGTTGTTGTATCTCAAGAGCTAACTATCGGAATGATGTTTAGTAACACTGGCAATGTATCACTCACAGTTAATATGGGGGCGCTAGTTAATCAGGAACAACTTAAAGAGCATAACTCATCTACTTCATCTCACTCTCCTATAACAGACCAAATCAAAGCAATCCTTGGAAGTGCAAATTGGAAAGACACTCCTGCTAGTACACTTGTTACAATTAAAAATTTGTTGGGGCAAGGTGCTATCGTGGCATCCAAACTCGATGCTAATGCAGGATTTGTTAAGTTCGCTAATGGTTTCACTATCCAGTGGGGAATATCCTGGTTTGATTCCAATAGGTACTACAAAGATATTCCGCTACCGATTAACAGTACTGTTCTGGTATCCTTAGCCACCGACGACTCTGTCAGTGTTGCGACTTCTGGATCGGAATGCTTTATTTCGTGGAACAGTGGATTTTCTCAATCTAATAGAACCGCAATCAGATTCTTAACTAACAGAGCAGATACTGGAAGTTTTGTGTGGATAGCCGTCGGATTATCTTAATACCCAGTGGGGAATAGGCGGCCAAGATAATGTAGCTAAGACAGAGGTACGATTCCCTATCAAATTTACAACTTTATTCATGGCGAACGCTATTGACGCGTACTGGTCGGGGTCAGATACCCCTAGGTATTTTGCCAACTCCGTGACTGAGAGCGACACCACTAAGGCCGTATTTTCGGCAAGTGATAGATATGCTGCTTCTTATTACTGGTTCGCTCTAGGGAAAATTTAATTACCTATAATCAGAAACATAATCTGGTCACCAACACCTTGCTGCCCTCTATAATCACTATCCTTGTACGTCAACTGATTTCTAGATGTCGATAAAATGATTTCAGAAAATGAATAATCACCGTTATATCTTGTTGCAGAAACGGCGATAGTTTTATTACTGAACTCTATCGGATATCGCACAGTCCATGGCTTTGGTTGATTATTAGCATTAAATAATACCCACTGGGGAGTTACTTTAATAATTCTATTGTTTTACGTAATTCCCGAATGGTTTTGTGAGTGTATACCTTGGTAGTGATATCGCCTTGTTTATGACCTAACAATGCGCGTAACGTGTTAGGCGGCGCAATCGCATCGAGTAGACTTGCAAATGTGTGCCGGGTATCGTGGATAGTATGCTTGCAGTTAAGTTGTTTCATAATATCATGGAAATGCTTGCGAAATGATGTGTAGCTGATAGTGAATAGATAATTGTCTGTATCGTTGTATAATTGCTCAATTAATGGCATGATGCGGTGATGGATGGGAATAATACGCCCTTCACCAGCTTTTGTTTTAGCGTGTCTCACAATAAGGTATAATGATCGTCTATTGATATCTTGCCTACGTAAGTTAAGTAGCTCGCCGATACGGAGCCCGGTGTAGAGCAACATTAAAATCATTTGGGAATAAGAATTATCTATCGCCCATAATTTGTTGATTTGTTGGCGAGTGAATACTCTTCTTTTAATCATTGGTATATTGGGCCCTAGATTTAAGTGTGAGGCGTAATTAGTGATAGGGTAATCTTGGATGATTGCGTAATTAAATAATTGATTAAGTAACGTGCGGACTTTCTTACATGATGAGTAAGAAAGTCCTTTTACGTGCATGGAATTAATCACATTTTGAAGGTGCTGAAAATGAATATCCGTGATAGGCATATCCGCTATGTTGGATATGTGTTTAAAAGCAATATGGTAAGACTTAACGACACTCTTAGTAATAGCTTGTGAGTGAATAGGCAACCACTCGTTAAATAGTTGCCTTAATGTAATGGTATTGCGTTGTCTACGTTTTAGTATAACGGCGTAACGGCGCATAATTTCACCTCCGAAAGGATGCTACTATGAATCAATATGTATTTATTTTAAATGACAAAGGGGAGCGTATTACATCCCTGTGTGATAACACGTTGAGCCGTGATGATATTATGGCGCAAGCTGAACACGATTATCCAAATGCACAATATGTGTATTCTGCAGATGGTGACAGTATGCTAGATGAATTTATGAGCGGTAAATTGTATGTAAACGGAAAATTTATTGAGCCTGATCCGTATGTTCCTACAAAGAAAGATAAGATTAACGCTATAAAAGCTGAATATGAACCCCGCTTCAAAACGCTAGAAGAAGCGCAACGTAGATTGCTACTTATGGGAAAACCTACTAATGCAATTAGCACTCAATATATCAAGTTGAATAACGAAATGGTCGCACGAATTAAGGAGGTGCAATAATATGCCTAAATATATCGGTGATAGCAAAGTTCCTGTTATGGAATTCTGTGAGTACTGCTGGGAAGTACTCAACGATGACGGTACATGTCCAACAGAAGGATGCGTGCACAATGATTTAATGGCTTTAGATGAAGAATCATAAGGGCATGGGGGAGTGAATGGATATTCTTAATGATATTTTAATCATGCTCATCAGTGGTATATCGCATGAACATATAGTCAGTATGGGGGTAGTGATTATTTTAACCACTACATTGTTATTTGTGGACACAATACAGCGGATTGCTGCAGAAGTGTTGCGGTATAACAAAGATAATCACAGGCCTAATAATCCTATTACACTACTAACAACATTGACCTGGTATGGATGGGGAAAAGGTAGGTATATCGATGAAACTACCGGTGAACGGCGTAGATATTTAATGAGTGAGCGCCTTAGAGGTGATCTATTAAAGAAACTATGCATACAATATCCGGCATGGATGATACTATCCATTGTATTTATTTCATTACCTGATATCCCAATACCAAACACCAATCTATTCTTAGACCATATATTCTCTTATGCATTTATGCTGATACCATTCTTCGCTGAGTGTTGGTCTATTATTGAAAACCTACGTGAAATGGTTGAAGATGACCTAATCGATATAGGAAAAATATTTCAATATACGATTGAAATCATAAAGGCATGGAGGGGTAATGGATAAGCTAGCGATTATTAACCGCATTAAGCGGTCATATAAGTCCATTCGAATAGCTGGCATACGGCCAACAGGTGTATTAGCAACGAGGGCATTGGTCCTCGTCATGCTAGTACCGATGATATTAGTCGTTGCCCAGTATGTGCTATCGACGATTAAGGGGTATGTATCCCCTGAAGCGAATCAGCTTATCGATAAGGGTATTCTTATAATTGACCATATATTCGTACCATCAGTGCTTATGACCATTGTTGGATTGTGTGGCATGTTCATCGATAAGAACCATAACGGGATTCCAGATAAGCTTGAGGAACCAAATACATTGCCTATGAACAGACCTGGCATACAACAATTAGAGGATGATATTAACCATGACGAGAGGGGGAAATAAATGTTTAGACAAATTACAATGGACGAGTTAAAAGACCTAGCGCTAGATGCCTATGGCCAAATTGAAAAGGCGTACTATCATTGGACAGGGGTAAAAGGTGGTAAGCACTTCACAGATTACCATATCAATATCGACCGAGCAGGTACAATGTGGACCGATATAGAGGCCTTAACCGATTATAAGGAACACACCTATATGCGCAATAGTAACGCTGTAGGCATTGCCATTGAAGCGTGTTGGGATGCAGTCAGTGAAAATAACCTAGGTAGTGAACCACCAACAAAAGAACAGTTGGCCACTATGACACAAATTATGGCGGTGCTTACTATTAATGCAGGTGTGCCACTTGACCTACAACATCAGATGACGCACGCCGAAGCAGCAGATAATCGGGACGGCTTGGACCTCTATTATTTAGATCCGACGGGCTATCCAAATAATACGTACGGCCCAGACTCCAACGTTGACCGATGGGACCTCTTGGTGTGCCATGAGGGCGACGAACGATGGAGTGGTGGTGACTGGTTACGTGGCACCGCTCGATGGTGGGGTGCTCAGTGGGGTAGTACAATTTAGGAAGGAGTTACCATGTATGAAACTATCAAGAACAAAGTTATATCTGTGTTTACTCTTAAGCGTGTTATTTGTGGTGTGCTTAGCATTATTTCCATCTATTTCGCATGCAGCCTCATCGGAGGGTACCTCGACACAAGAGCCGACTATCAGCGTACCCGTGAGCAGTTGGAACGAACTCAAAGGGCGCTTGATGAAAGCAGAAAGCTCAATCAACAACTCCGAGAAAGCATTGCAGCAAGCCAACAGCTTAACCGCGACGCAGGGAACAGCATTAACAGAATTGAAGATTATCAACGAAGAACGGACGAAGGAATTGAACGCGCTCAAAGCAATCAACGAGAAACAGGGGCAAGAATTAACGAAAGCCTCCAATCTCTTGACAACGCAAGAAGCGAAATTGAACGAAGCCTCGACCTCATTAGAAGAATTGACAGAACAAATCAAACGCAACAAACGAACCGAACAGCGCCTTAAACGGCAACGTGACACATGGGCCGTGGTAAGCGGTGTATTTGGATTGGCAGGTGCAATTCGTCGATGACTGAGAGGTGATCCATACATCTCCTGAGCATGAGCAGGTGGACTCATGGATTGACTATATAAAAGACCTTACCAGGATATAACTTGGTAAGGCCTTTTTTTTATATTTAATTTATTGCATACAATCTAAAAATATGGTGTAATTAGGGTAATAATAGGAGGTGGGAGTAATGCTGAAAATTCTTAATTGTAATCCACATTTTATGAGGGACCCAGTGCCCGTGTCGAACTATGCTGAAGCGTGGGACGTAATATGTTCCATGCAAAGGGAATTAGGTCAAGGGATACTTGCTGTTGACAGAGAGGCTTGGGAAGTTTTGGGATTAGCTGAGCATTTCCCTGAATTTGTTTGGAAAGAAAATGTAAAGGCGGTATACATTAATAGCGATAAATCGTTACTGATTCCTGCCCCAAGGAGATATTGTAGATCTAATGTTTTGAAGCTTATCAAATTCTTTGGACTCCACTATTCTATCCGAGAAATATAAATGTATATATGACATCATTTTGACATCATATTATATAAAAATATAGTGAAATATAAATAGATACGCTAGTAATCGAGCTAGATAATTGCTGTATTTATAAGTTTTGTGTGTGAACTTTAAATGCCACGCCATCTTGAGGGGGTGGTGAGCTAACGCTCGTGCGGGTTCAAGTCCCGCCAACCGCACCAGCGCAAAAGGACTTACAGTTTTCTGTAGGTCCTTTTTTTATACCCGTATTGGCATACTTTCATATTATGTGTACAATCATAGTAATTAGTAATATACATTTATGTGTGTAGTTTTCAGTATGAGAGAAGATTATGGTTTTTAATTATGGTGAGACGTTGCGTATTCGAAGGGATCTATATACGATTTTAGGCAAGATACGCTATATTGACACTCATGGAAAAATTGGGTATGAGTATAAGTTAGTTAAACATAAGAATAATGCAGAGTTTTGGCTCAGTTGGGATAAGAAGCGAGATGCGTACCAGTTTTCCAAGTTGTGTGGA